ATTTAAGAGGCTGGCCACTGAAGACTTGGCGCAGACCATCTTCACAGGCAATAAGGATGGCAAAATTGTCAATTCTTATTCCTGTTCTTTCTTGGAACATGAGTGCATAGGCAGTGGCTTGTGCAAAGTAATTGTCGATGTCCTCTTCTCGTTTTTCTTTTGTGCTGGCCTTGAAATCTATAATGGAAAGTTTTCCATCGTATTCTGCAATACAATCGACTCTTCCGGCCAACCCTATTGTCTTTGAAAACAATGGAGTTTCCAAAGCAATGATGTTGTCTATCTTGTCTATTTCTGGCTTGATCAATGAAAATAATGATTTTTGCATTGAATGCATATTTTCATAATCTAAGTTTTCATTATTCAAATAAGTTTCAAGAAGTTTGTGAAACTTTGTTCCCCGTGAAGTGACTCTTTTGCTTTCCTCGGGATTCTTGGATCTCCACTCGCTGAAAAACTTTTGTTTTTCCCAGCCAACAACTGTGGTGACACTTGGAAAAATGCCATCGGGAGTCTTGTAAAAACGTGATCCGTTATGAGTTACTTCTTCAAGTTTCCAAGAAATGTCAATAGGTTTGTGTGTAAATGTTTTTATATTCACTAGATACGACTTTATGTAATTATAACACAGAATTAAGATGGAGCAATTCTTAAATATCTTGAATATTTACCACCCCAAGAATCTGCTGTCAAATCAATTCCTAATTTTTCCTGAGCACCCTTGCCACCAACTCCCATTCCACCTTTATCGGATGGGATTCCGGGTACTCCTCCTCCTTTACCCCCCTCACCACCTCTTCTTTGAGGAACCATAGGTGGTTTATTAGGTGGATAATTAATTCTGCTTTGACCCCATTGATTGAATGTATTAACAACTGAAGTGGCTGCAGTTGACAAAGAAGTAGCCAAAGCACTTACAGTTGAACTTGTAGTTTCTTTACTGGTATCTTCAGTCTTTCTTTGTGTTGTTTCTTCTGCTCTTTCTGTAGCCTTTTGAGTTACATCTTCTGCTGCTTTTTCTGTTTCTTTGGCAACATCTTTTGCAGCTTCTTCTGCTTCTTTTGCAGTTTCCGTTGCCTTTGTTGCGTCTGTTACTTGTGTTGTTTCTGGTGCCTTTTGTGCTTCTTTGGAAGCCTCTTGTGCTTTTTGCGTTTGTTTGACGGTATCTGCCATTTGTTTGGGGAGAACCAAATCCATGGCACTTAGTTGTGTTGGGGTACGAGCAGCAGGAACTTCTCCAGACACAGAAACACCGCTAGGTCTTGTTGATGCTCGTCCACTTACTCCAGGTTCTACAACGATTTTTGGAGCAGTTTCTGCCCATGCAGGCATTCTTGAGACTTCTGCTGCAACTGGTGGTAGTCCTCTTGGTGTAACGGGGGCTTCTGCGGCTGCAATTGCTCCGGGAATTCCCATGACCGTGCCAGCAACTCTTCCTGCTGAAGGTGGTTCTGTTGTTGGTTTTACAGAAAATTCTGCAGCACTTGGTACACTCAATGGTTTCTGTACATTAGGCAATCTTCCTCCAGCAGGTGTTACTGGTGGACTAGGAAGACCAGGAGTTGTACGAATTTCAGGTTTATTGGCTCCCAATTCAGCACCAACTTCTATTGGTTTTGGAGACATTCTTTCTGCTCTAATTTTTTCTAATGAAAATTCAAGAGGATTTGTAATCATTTTTACAATATCTGAAACAACTGATGCTTTAGTTTGTTGTGCTTCAGGTACTGGTGTTTCACTTGGAAGTTGTAGAGGTGGCTTTGGTTCACTTGGTCTTCGTCCTTCCATACCACGAAGGTTGATACCTTCGGGTCTACCAGAAATTCTTTGACCACCGGGAACCTGTACTTGACCTCTTTCACCAACCAATTCAAAAGTCATTTCACCATATTTTCCGCGAACCATTCTTACTCTTGGTTTTATATCAGTCATTGGTTCCATTTTTGGAGCAAATGGTTCTTGTTTGGGAACTTCAAATTTTGTTTCAGGTGGTTTTGGTCCTGCTGCTCTTGCTGGTTCCGGTTTCAAAGACATTTCACCCCGTGCAGACGGAGCCATACCAGAAGGAACTCGGGCTCTTCCAGCAGCACCGACAGTTCCAAACACACCACGGCCTGCAGAAAAAGTAGGAAGACCAGCAACCAATGATGGAGCCAATCTCCCAAGGGTTTCTTCCCAACTTGTTACCGAAAGACCTTTTGCTGCTCGTTCTCTTTCTTGAGCAACATCAATAGCAGTCCCTGCAGCCAAACCAGTTGCCAAAGCAGCACTTGGTATTGCAGACACTGCTTTGGCGGCTGTCTTTGCTCCAGCTCTTTCTAGGGCACCAACTACAGGCTTAAGCAGTAACTGAGTTCCCCTATGTGCAACACCAATTGGTAATCCCATTGCAAATGCAGATTTAATGTTTTCAGGATCTTTGGACGCTTCAATTGTTTTGGTAACAAATTTTTCCCAAGAACCAGCATCTTTAAAAGATTTGTGAGCAGGTGTTACTATTTGAAAGCCTACTCTATTTCCACCATCTTCAGTTGGTCCTTGTCCTGCTTGTTGAGCAGCAGCCAAACCCTCTAATGCTTCAGACGAAAGATTTGGCTGATGTTCATAGAAGGTTCCTCTTTGGCTAACAACAAGGGGGCTTGTCAAACTTCCAGCCAATTTTACATAATCTTCTTCAGGAAGAACATCTGAAAGTTCAGGATGCTTAAAGACGACGGCCTTCAAAGCCTGATCCCTTACCATTTCGTCTGTAATTTTTTCAGCACCTTTTAAATATTCCTTACGCATTTCAGGCGGCATAGCAGCAAGATTTTTTTCCTCTTGTGCTTTTCTTAAAAGAGTTTCTTTCTTTAATTCTTTTTCAAACCTTGCCTGAAGTTCTGACATTTGTTTTTCAGACATAGATGCTTCTTGTCCTGCAGCAACTCGCCATGGTTGTTGGATTGCCGCAGAAGCCTCAGATTGTCTGTACACATTAGGTTCCTTGTCTTCTTTTTCAGAAAGAAGTTGTTCAAGCAACCGAACTTTATTCTGTAATTGAATTGCTCTATTACGATAGAGGTTTGTCAGTTGATCCATGTTAGATCCTGTAAGTTTTTGGGGATGTTTGTGATGCAGATGCTGTTCTTGTTCCCCCCATTGTAGGAGATGTAGAAATTCTATTGCTTGCTTGAGGTAAGGGGACTGCTGGTGGTGGTTCTATAGCAAGAGATCTTTCTTTTTCTGCTTTACGTCTTGCTTGTTCGGCTTTCCACGCCTCACCAATTCCAGGATATTCTCCTTTATCGGGTCTAAATCCGGGAGGAAGTTTTTTCCCAGATTGTCTTTGTTCTTCAGTCCATCTACGAATAAAACTCTTTGGAATCGATGCTGTATAAGGTACACCATCAGTTACTGAACTTGGATCGACAACCCTATCAAAAGATTGATCATATTCAAATTGTGCTTGATCTACACGACGATCTGCTTGACCTTGCAATCTAGCAAGTTCTGCATTTTGCCCTCTATACATTCTGTTAAAATCTGTTGCCGTTTGATCATATTCTCTTGCAGTTGGAGAAACACGGAATGCAGAACGATTGCTGGCAGCACGAACAAGCATAGAAGAATCTTCTGTATTTCTTGCATCATAAGGTCTGCCATATTGATCCTCAAATTCACCATAAGTCATGTTAGTGCCTTGAATTCTTTGACCTCTCATTCTTTCTTGTCTATCAGCAGCAAGTTGTGCATCATATTGGGCTTGTTCTCTTGCTTTGGCTTCTGCTTCTTGTCGTCCCTTTCTTTGAGACAAACCAATCAATTCACTTTGAGAAGCATTTGTCATTGCATCCATTGCCAAAGCGCCTTCTTGTCCTACTCTTTGTGCAAGCCTAGCGTCATTGATTTAAACAAACTTAATTCTGCTACATCGGATGCCGAAAGATTTTGAGCACTTGATAATTCTTTCATCCTATTGGCCATGTAATTAACTTGTTTGCCTTGTCTAAAATCTCTTAATTTTGCTCTATTGGCTGGAGTGTCCAAAGGCATGGTTGGATCATTAGGATCCATGTCCAACCCCGGTGCTTGTTGTGTTGTTACTAGTGGCATAATTCCACCTGGAACAGGAACATTTGCACCTACGGCAACTGTTTGTTTTGGTTGTGCTTCATTATACTCAAAAGCCTCATCTTCTGCTCTGCGTCTGCGACTTGCTGCCAAATTTTGTGCTCTTCTTGCTTCTAATTCTTGTTGAGCAGCAACATTTTTTGCATACTGTTCTGGGTTTCTTTCTCGCCAAGATTGTCTTGCACCACCTGCACCTCCAACTCCACTTGGTTGACCAAAAGATGTGGCCTGTTGTTCGGTGATCATTTTACCAACGCTAAAGTCATTTACATTTTTATTCTTTGTGTAGGCTGCACAATTTGTGTTGTAGCCTTTTTGAGCATCGACATTTTTAGCAATAAAGTTTGAACCAATATTCACAGCCTCCGAAGCCTTATCAAATGTTTTTTGTACATAAGAATTATTTTGCTCTAGGACGGTTTTTATGCTATCCTTTAGACTTGATGAAGGAGTTGAAACCTTTGGTTCATGCTTTTTGGTCATGAAATCCTTGACTTCCCAATAAAATTTTCTATCTTTATTATTATCCATGGCTGTAAAATATTTAGATTTTCATAAATACTTAAAAGGTATGACTAAGCAGGTTCTCTTGCTCAACCAAGACAATACACCGCTGAATATCATTACCGTTGGAAAAGCCTTTAAGTTAATGTCCAAAGACAAGGTTTGGATCGATGAAACTTCTCCTGAATATTATGAAGTGGTATCTGTCAGCAAAATTGTCAAGATTCCCAAAATTTTGATTCTCAAGTATTATGTCAAACTTCCTTTCAAGAAGGTAGTTGCAAATAGAAAGAACATCTTCCGCAGAGACAGTTATGTCTGTCAATACTGTGGAATTGATCTTTGTGAAAAGACAGCAACTGTTGACCATGTGGTTCCAAGATCAAAGGGTGGTGGATCCACGTGGGTCAATATGGTCACATCATGTAAAGATTGCAATACAACAAAGGGAAACAGAACTCCCAAGGAAGCCAAGATGCAGTTGAAAAACAAGCCAAAGGAACCTTCTTATGGATTCCTGTTTGACCACATGCTAATTACTTTTAGGAACAAAAACAATGCCTAACTATTCATTCGAATGCGGTGCCTGTAAACATGAATTTGAAGTTTTTCTCAAGATGAGCGAGAATGACCAACCCACAAAGGAAAAATGCCCAAACTGTGGAAAAAAGAAGGTTGCCAAAAATTGGGGTGCCCAAAGAAACTCAATTGCCTTTGATGCAACTCTGACTCCCACCAAAGTTTGTGGAAGTGCATGGAATGAAGTTATTTCAAGAATCAAGGGTTCTGGCCAAGTTCCCAAGAGATTCCATGACCGGCTAGACAATGCTGGCAAGGGATCCGCTGTCCGCTACGTCCGTTAATTTTTGGTAGCCAGCAAAGATTTTAAAATATAATAACTGTCCACAATATCCGTTACAGGATTTGTCAAAGATTTTTGGTTAAAAGTAAAGACCAAATCTGTATTTGTTTCTTGGCAGAAGGCTTTATACATTGCCTGTTTATCGGCGTTACCTTTCCCTGTGGCGAGTTTCTTTGCCTTGGACGGCTCTATGATGGTCACGGGAACCCCGGCCTTATAGAGCTTATGCTTGAATATTCCCATATTCTCGGCAAGGTTAAAAACTTTGCCTTTTGACCCATATGAATACCCCTCTATGGCAACATCAGAAGCCCCAATGCACAAATTTGATGCCCAATCGGATATACTATCAAAACGATCAACATCCGCCACATATTCCTGAAAACTCTCACCATTGATATTAGGCAAAATTTTATCTGCAAACTTTTTAGTGTTTGTCAGATAATAGAAAAAGCAGTTTGAAAATTTAAATTCTTTGCGCTCGTCAAATAGACATAAGCACGGGCAAGTTATTGAATAGTCAACACCTACAAGCATATAGAACATAGGTATTTATACCTCGCGCAAAGGATGAGGACCTAAATTTTCTGTTGTGTGGTACTTCGAAGACCCAAGAGAAAATGTGGTATCCAACATCCTTTGGCAAAAATATTTATTATCCACGAATACCTAAAGTTGTACTTGGTCTACTAATTTTAAAATCATTAGATAAACCAACTTTATCAATTTTAAAATCACTTTTACCAGTTGTTGTATCAAATGGTTTTTCAAATTCTTCTGTATTTTTTTCAGAACTTGGAACTTTACGCATAGTCCCTGAAGATTGTGTTGCCTCTTCTTCTGAATTTGGATTTAAAGTAATAGAAGAATTTAGACCAGTTCTTGTTTCTGCTCCAACTGGAACATTTGAACCAATATTTTGCCAATCACCACCATCAACACGAAACTGCGCCTTTCCTGTTGTTGAAACGGGAATTAATGTGGTCTGTGAAAGACTATTTTTATTTGCTATTTCGATCAAGTATTTTTTAAATCGCAGCATAAAATTATTTATCCCAATAAAAATCCCGGTTTTTCAGTCGCGGGAAAACCGGGAAACCCCACTGCTTTAAGCAGCCATCCGCATTGGTGCGGCTTTTATATTTGCAACTGTTTATTTACGACACTTGTTACCCGTGTCGGGTATCTCCTTCTTCAATACTCTGCACTGATCGATGCCTGTCGGACCCGTGAATGGATCCGGGGAGATTCGAACTCCCGTGTCATATGCATTTCTATCCGAGATCAACAATACCAAAGCGTAGTGGAGGACTTGCACCTCTATTGCTTATCAGATCTCTGTTCTAGACCAAAGACCCTATCAGCCGGACGATTATCTCGCTGCTGGACTACGCATAAAATTATTTAGTGCGAGCAGAGAGATTCGAACTCCCGTAGGCATTAGCCAGCACATTTACAGTGTGCCCTCGTTGACCGCTTGAGTATACTCGCCAAAGCCACCTGTGGGATTCGAACCCGCAACCTCTGCTTTACAAAAGCAAGGCTCTACCATTGAGCTAAAGTGGCATCCAAACTCCTCGGACTGGGATCGAACCAGTGACAATTCGCTTAACAGGCGAACGCTTCTACCATCTGAGCTACCGAGGATTGTGTGTTTTACACTATTTGACAACCTCCTGCGGAGCATGCAAATTCCTTTGCTGCCTCTGTGTTGTCCTGTGATTCATACTTTGAAAGTTCCTTAAAGTTCACTTTAATCTTGGGATGTTCATTGTATGCTGCTGCGTCAATCTGCTCAAACGGGGCCTGAGCATATGTGTGATTGTCGCCACCGGGCAAGAATGAAATTCCTGTTGCTACATCAAAGTTTTCCCACAACCATTGACCAACTTCAAGGAACTCGCTGTCACGGTAGTTTACGGTTACAGAAGGCTTGTGTTGGCAATAATGTTCTTGGTATGTCTTCCAAAGATCCAAGTGATCTAATGCACGGAGATCTTCAGTAGTTACTGTGCCACGTGGAGCCTTCATTGCAAATGTAAAGACCGCAGTGTTGTTTGGATTGATTACATCATCCTCACAAGGAACTCCTTGATCTTTCATGAGTTGATAGATTGGATCCTTCTTGTCAATACGAACTCTGCGATAATAATAATCTGCGTATCTTGGGTGAAGACCTGATGCAGAATCTACCAAGCAAGAAGTAGTTCCCTCTGGCTTGACGCAAGTGATTGACTTGCTTGGATTGATTCCCAACTTCTCTGCCCATTGCAGATTGGTTGCGGTGGCATGATCTCTGAGTGATTCAAGCAAACGAATAAGTTTTGGCTTGCCTTCAAGACCACTGGTTAACTTGTTGTCATAGATACCAGTCATGCTGACACCAAGAAGTCTCTCATCCTCACAGTTCTTCTTCCACTCAGGGCGAAGATATGGGAATTTAGTAAATGTAGATTGAACGGTGCCGATAATTGTAGCCATTTCAATCTTCTTCTTCAAGGTTGCTGCCGTATCATCAGGTCGAACAACAACTGTTGAAAGATTGCAGAACTCAAATGGCTTTAGGATGATCTCTGAGCATGGGTTTGTTCCATACTCGGAATCAACATCACGACCCCATTTGGCTGCTTGCTCTTGGAGAGCCTTACGATTTATCATTCCGCGTTCACCACTATGGCTGTTGTAGAGCGAAGTCCATTCCTCAAGGAACTGACCCATTGGTGGGCGACCACGGTAAACTGCAGAGTTGTTGGCGTAAGAACGGAAACCAGCCTGCTCCCACCATGCTCCGCTCTTGCATAGAGCCATCTCACGATCAGAAAGATCGCTGAGTGAAATCATGGCAGAACGACGAACTCCACCTACTATAACAGCATTAGCAATAGCACAGCAAATATCGTGACATTCCAAAGCGGTAAGTCGTCTTCCTTGTGCTGCATAGAATACCTTTACTATCAACTTAAAGAGATTATCAAGAGGAGCAGGGCCACTAGCGCGACCGCCAAAAGTCTTAAGTCTAGCTCCAGCGGGTCTGATCCCGGACAAATCCCATTTAACGTGACGACCCGAATACAGATGTCGTAGAATTTCCTTGAGAGCGTTTCCCCAACCTTCTTTAGAGTCTTCAACTTTGACAACAACATTAAAATCCTTTTCTATCTTACTA